GGTAAAACGTCGCGGGTAATTTTTGCCTATGCAGGCTATTACCAACTCTCACAACTCATATTGTTACATAAGGTACTATAGCTCCAGGACAAGCAGTGAGCTCTACCGGTGTTACCTTGATATTCGGAGGTTGCTTTGAACATATTGCTCCCAATATATCATTATCAATATTCTTCATTGTTTCATCTATCATATCATCCTCAAAGAATCTTGCAGGTAAACCAGCAGCAAATGCAGCCAATTCATTAGCAGTCACTCTGTCTCCTTCTGTAGCTATTAGCCATTTCTGACCTATTCTTTCTATGTCACTAGTAGTTGGTTCACTTGGCCATTTCACTCTTTCTTGATCCATTTCCTCTTCTTCTAAAGTTTTTTCTGATAATGTTCCCACGGGACCAGAATAAGTAGATACAATCATAGTATCTCTAGTTCTATCAATCATCTCTTTAGACATTTTAGGAAACCTTCCTCTCAGCCATTCCCAATATTCTTGAGCACTTCTCATCTTGTTTCCAACTTTCATTACTACCTCATTGTCATCTACTCTACTTTTAGGCATTCTGACTTCATTTTGTCTTCCAAAGAAGTTTGTCGCTCTTAGCCTAGTTTTCCAATCCATACCTTTACACAGCCAATTGCAACAGCTTATGGCCAATTTATGCGCAGTGTCATAGTTAAGCCCTCTTCTCCACAGTCCAGCAACAGATTCAGACACCTGCTGAGGTATCTCAGTCTTAGAATATCTGCTTGTCTTGTACCACGATCCAGATACCATATTGACTATTGCAGGACACAATGGTTGTTTTGGTATAGCATGTCTCTTTGACATGTTGTATTGTAAGAATTCTCCTTCATTTTTAGCCATCATCATCTTCCTAGGTTGCAACTTGTGCCCTTGTGAAGTTAGTTCTATAACATACGCCACAGCAGTTATCCACTCTATGCCAGTTATGATCTCATCATCTCCACAAAACCTTCTGAACACGTATTTTACACCTACACCTTGTTTCTTGATAGATTCCATAGCCAGATTTGCATACATTAGATGTAATGCAGTGTTATCTCTAGCCGTGTCTCTTTCTCCCGATGATAGTCCTCTCCTCACAATTTTCCCTTCTATTATCTGATTATGTTGTGCAGTTGCCATCCACAATGCAGCTCTTGCTTCATTGATCCTTCCACATCTTAGATTCATTTTAGCTATGGCTCTATTGAAAGCCCTTCTAGTACTAACACTATGTGTAGTATTGAAGTCACTATAATCAATACATAGAGTATATGCTGGTGAATTTCTCACGGCTATATTCGTATTAACCACATCTGAAGGTCTTTGTCTCATTACTGCTC